GTTGCGGCGGACCCTGACAACCTTTCGCGGCGCTACATCCCGGCATCGACGGGCGGCGTGGTGTTTGTGAACAACGACCCGCAGACTGAGTTTGAAATTCAGGCTGACGAGGACGTTGTCGCGGCTGACATCGGCGCAAACGCGGCGGTTGTTTACACCAACACGGGCGACACCAATACGGGCCAATCCGGCGCGGAACTGGATTCGTCCACAATCGCCACGACTGCGGGCTTGCAGCTTCGCATTCTCGGTATTGTTCCCCGCGCTGACAACGAATCCGGCAACCAAGCCAAGGTTCGGGTGCGGATCAACAACCACAGTGAAATCACCGGCATTGCCGGGACATAAGGAGGGCTGAACAATGGCAGTCATCACGACAGGTTCACACCCTAAAGCCCTATGGCCCGGTGTGAAAAAGTTTTTCGGCAAGACCTACGCCGAAAAGCCGATGGTGTGCGATATGTGCTTTGATGAGTACACATCGGACAAGGCGTATGAGGAATACGTCGAGGAAACCGGGTTCGGCCTTGCGCCGATCAAGGCGGAAGGTTCGGGCATCAGCTACGACACCGACGCACAAGGCTTTACGTCGCGCATCACAAACGTGACGTACGGACTGGGGGCCAAGATCACCCAGGAGGCGATTGAGGATAACCAATACGAAAGCGTTGCGCAGAAGAAGTCGGCCAAGCTGGCGCGCTCGATGCGGCAGACGAAAGAAAACGTCTTCGCCAACATTCTGAACCGTGGTTTCAATTCGTCCTACACGGGCGGCGACGGCAAGGAACTTCTGGCGACTGACCACCCGACACTTTCGGGCGACCAGTCAAATGAACTGGCGGTTGCGGCGGACCTTTCCGAAGCATCGCTTGAGGACGTTCTTACGCTCATTCGTGGGTTCAAGGACAGCCGTGGGCTTCGCATTCAAGCAAAGGGCATGATGCTTATCGTGCCACCGGAACTTGAGTTTGAAGCAACGCGGATCGTGTCTTCGGTCAATCAGTCTGGCACCGCAAACAACGACATTAACGCCATGCGTGAATTGGGGATGCTTCCCCAAGGTGTTGTCGTTTGGGATTACCTGACAGACGCCGATGCGTTCTTCTGACATGCCTGCAACGAACTTTCCAAACGGCATTCAGGGTCCGCGCTTGGACGCAAACGGCGATGCCATTACCGACCTGACCGACAACAGCGGCGGCACGGCATCAGATACGATTGCGGCCATTGGCGGCACGTACAGCCAGACCGAGGTTGCAAACGCGATTGCATCGCTTGCGGCCAAGATCAACGAACTGGCCGGTAACAGCTAATGGGTACGGTTCGCTGGGATTTGGCATCGTATGGCCGCGTTCGAGGTTCGGGCGCGGCTAACACCATTGGCGCGTTTTATGCGTCGGGCAATCATACGAGCAGCGGCACGGCGTCTAACTTGACGGACGGTGCAGCCGGTGCTGGTTCTGAAGTAATTGCGCCCGTTGGCATGGTTTTGCGCGTTGTTTCGTCAGAGTTGGCGCGGTTGGTTATCGGCGGCGGCACTGCCACGGCAACAAGCGGTTTCCTCTTGGAGGCCAACGTGGCCCGCGATATTGAAATCACGACACCTGGCACGATTAGCGTGATCGACGAGGCGTAAGATGACCTTGAGCCTTGGCCTGCGTCCGCGCCGCGTTGATTTCTTGCCCGTGTTTTTATTCGGGCGCGGCGAAGGTGGCATCTTAATTGACCCGTCTTCGCCGCTTTTTCAAAATACAGGTGGCACAACACCCGTTACCGCGCCGGAACAAGGCGTTGTTTTTGCCACTGATTTTAGTGGAAACGGATTAAACGCAACACAAGAAACGGCAGACGAACGCCCGCGCAATGGCATTGTCCCAAAGGGCGGGCGGCGCAATCTGCTACTTCACAGCGAAGATTACACCAATGCCGTGTGGGTGAAAAATGGCAACATTTCCGTAAGTGGGAATGAACTTACTTACACGGCGAGCACGTCAGATTGGTTGCGGCAACGCATAGCAATCAGCGGTGCAACAAGTGGGCGCGACTTTACTTTTTCGGTTGATTTGCGCGGAAGCTCTGGCGGCGAAGATATAGACCTTGAGATTGTTGAATTTGGCGGCGCGTCCGGTGCTGCTGCGACGGCCTCATCCGCAAAAACGCTGACCGATGAAACCGTGCGTTACAGTGTGAGCGGCACGGTTGGCGCTAATGACAGGACTCTTTTGGAACTCAGAATAAGAAACGGCAACGGCGCGCTTGCGCCGACAATAACTGCCGAAAGGCCACAAGTTGATGAAGCATCAGCGGCCACAGACTATCAAAAGGTTGTCAGTCAGTACGAAGTCACAGAGGAAGGCATCCCGACACGGCGTTACATTCAAGGTGATGGTGGCGACAGCCTAAACTCTACGCTGCCTGATCTGGGTACAGATGCAACCGTTGCCTATGCCAGCGACCAAGGCATTACAATCCAGACGGGCCAGACAATCGGCGCGGGCGCTTTTGATGTTCTGCGCGACAGCCAGCTTTTTGGGATGATCGTTGTTGATAGGGCCTTGACCGCTGCCGAAACGGCTCAGGTCACGCAATACCTCGAAACCAAAGGGCTATAATCATGGCTCGAATGAAAGATGAATGGTAATGACCTTTGTTCTGGGCGCATACAAAGCACAATGCGACAGGTGCGGTTGGGATTTTCTCAACCGCAAGCTGGTTAAGGAATGGACCGGCCTGCGCGTGTGCAAAGGGCCGGGAACCAACGAGTGCTGGGAGCCGCGCCATCCGCAAGAAAAACTGCGCGGTAAGGTTGACCGCCAAGCGCCGCCTTGGGTGCGCCCTGAGAATGAAGGGCCGGACGTTTCGCCCGGTTCCGGCAACGAAGTAGAGCCGGGGGATTTGTAAATGGCAACGACAGGCACCTTGACGGTTCGTGACGTGGTCACACGCGCACTGCGTAAAGCGGGCATTTGCGGGATCGGGGACAATCCGTCTGCGGACGATGCGCAAACCGCGATGGAAGAACTCGATATGATGCTGAAGTCCTGGCAGAACGAGGGATATAACCTCTGGACCAAGACCAGCATGAGCCACACGCTCACCACAAGCGCCGCACAGACGCTTGACCCGGTTCGACCCCTGCGCATCCTGTCTTGCCGTTACAAGGCGTCAGCAAGCGCCTCTGAGCTTCCTATGGTGCGTTTGATGCGGGGCGAATACGACGCGCTACCAAACAAGACAACCACGGGAACACCGACGCAGTTTTACTATGACCGGCAGCGCGAGGCGGCGCGGTTGTATGTCTGGCCTTTGCTTTCGTCAGCAACGGGGCAAACGCTCGAAATCACATATGACCGGGAGTTGGAGGACATCGCCAGCCTAAACGACACGTTGGACATGCCGTCCGAGTGGTATCAGGCCACGGTTTACGGGCTGGCTGCGTTGATGATGGAAACCGTTCCGGTTCGGTCGCAGGACCAGCGGATTACGCAACGGGCCATGATGCTTTTGAACAAGGCGGGCGCGTTCGATCAGGAACAGAGCGTGTTTTTTGCCGGTGAGTACAGCGAATGAATTTCCTTGAGCGCCTTATGGCTGGCGGGCAGGAACGGCGCGCGTGGCTTGATGCGGGCATCGGCAACGCGCTGCAATACTATCTTGGGCCAACGGGCATTCCGCAGCGGTTAAACGCATTGGGCATGATGAACCCGGTGCAGGACATCGGGCAGGCGATGGGGGACGCGCGGGATGGCGACTATACCGGCGCGGCGGTCAACACCTTGACGGCGCTTGCGCCGACGCTTGGTGCGTCTATCGCAGGAAAGGGCGCTGTCGATGATGTCGTGGGTGCTATCTCTGACACGCTCACAGGCGTCTCGACCACGGCGCGGATGGGTGGTGATGCGGTTGCCGCCAGAATGAACCAGCCGGGGCCAATGCCGACCGTTTACAGTAACCCGATACCGGGCGCAGCAAGTGGCGACGGCATCCGCGCCTATCACGGTTCACCGCATGACTTCGACCGCTTTTCGTTGGATGCGATAGGCACGGGCGAGGGCGCGCAGGCATACGGGCATGGGCTTTACTTTGCTGAGAGTGAGGACGTGGCGCGGTCTTATCGGGATGCGCTTGCGCCTAAGAACGCCAATGTTCAGTCAACGCTAAATAGGGCGAATGGAGATTTTGACGCGGCAATCGCTGAAACGAAGCAGCGAATAGCGCATTATGAGGCAATGGAGCCAAGCAGCCGCCGCGATAGCTTGTTGAATATCAAATTGGGACGCGCCGTTGAGTGAGCAGCCGGAGAATGTGCGCCGCGCTTATGCACAAGTCGCGGCTGGTGATGACCCGATATTGCGCGAACTATTGGACGGATCACCGGAAAGCCTACAAATGGCGGGCCTTTTCCCGAATAGCAAAGGCTCGCAGGCATACAGTACGGTGGCCGATCCGAGCCGTTACAATCAGGTCGGCATTGTTGCAGAGGCGCGGGCTGGCGAAAAAGCGGCGCGCAGGCTTAACGACGCAGGCATTCCCGGCATCAAATACCGTGACGCCGGATCACGCGGCATGGACGGCGCAGAAGGCACCCGCAACTACGTTGTCTTTGACGAAAACTTAATCGAAATCGTGCGCAAGTACGGCATCGCAGGCGCGGCGGCCATGCTGGGCGTTAGCGCAGGCGACGTGCAGGCGGGGCTTGTCAGCAGCCACTTTGATTGGTCGGAGCGGTGCAGTGGAGCAAGCGGACGTTGGCAATTCTGTGCGCGCTGTGTTTGGCTTTAACGGCACGCTCTACGCGGTGGCAGACGGTAATTTGGTAAAAGTGGTTGGGTCAAAGGTCATAACTATTGGCCTAGTCGGCACATCTGAAAATGTTCATGTCGCCACAAACAACAGCCAAATCGCGTTGATTGTCGGCAATACCTATTACGTTTCGGACGGCGCAACGGTCGCTAGCTACGGCACTGGCGCGGTTGGCAAGCCGGTCGATTTGACATTTCTTGACGGTTACATTGTGGTCATTGGCGAGGGCCAGGGGCGAAAAGACCTTATCACGGTTTCAGGGCTTGATGATGCAACGACTTTCGCAGGGTTGGACTTTGCCAGCGCCGAGGACAACCCAGACGCTTTGATTGGCATTGCGCGCGAAGGGTCGCGGCTGTTGCTCTTTGGCGAGCGGTCAACCGAAGAATGGTACAACAGCGGCGATGCGGACTTTCCGCTTGCGCCATCTGGCCGGGTGATTGAGCAAGGTTTGTTTAACTCGAAGATGTTGGCAAAAGAGGACAACAGCACCTTCTTTGTGTCAGAAGACAAGGTTGCAATGCGGACAAGCGGCGGCGTTCCGCCGGTTATTTCAACCAGAGAAATTGACGACATTCTTGAAAAAGGCACGCCGCATTCGGCTTTTACGTTCAAGGAGCGGGGCCACAAGTTTTACGCCATCCGCATGGTCGGCGCTCCAACGCTGGTTTACGACATCACAACGCAGCTATGGCACGAACGCACGACAGGCACGCTTGAACAGCCGTGGTTTACGGTGTGCGCGACGGAGGTTGGCGGCACGTATTACTACGGCACCGACACCGGCAAGATCGTCACGCTGGACGAAAACACGTTTACCGATGACGGCGCGACGATCCTTTGCGAGGGCATCAGCGTTCCTCTTTATGAGCCGGATCATTTCAGCATCAGCCGCATTCACGCGCAGATCAGCGGCGGCACCGGCCAGATGGACCGCAATGCGCGGGTTTCGCTTGAAATGTCCAAAAACGGGCGTGAGTGGGGCACGGAAAAGTGGCGCGACATTGGTGATATTGGCGAATATGGCAAGCTGGTCGAGTGGCACGGGTTGGGCGCGTTTCGGCGCGCGCAAGTGCGGTTCCGCATATCTGATCCGGTCAATCGCGACTTCCACGGGATAAGCTATGACGTGGCTTCGTAAGAAATCCATCCCCGCGTTTGCGCCGCGAGGTGATGAGGTCATAGGCAACACGCAGCAAGGGCAAGCTGTAAACATCAGTCAAGAGTTTTGGCGGTGGCTTTCGTTGCTGGCAACCCGACTGCAAAACAACGTAGCTGCACCCGGCACCATCCAGATGACGGCGGCGGCGGTCGAGCCGGAAGGGTGGTTGTTCTTGAACGGGCAAGCGGTTGATGCAAGTTTATACCCCGATCTTGCGAATGTCTTTGGGTCAAGCGGTGGCATCATTACACTGCCGGATTATTCAAACCGCATTGCAATGGGCGCGGGTTCAATCGTCGCTTTGAACGACACTGCGGGCGCAGAAACGGTCACGCTAACGATTGACGAAATGCCGCAGCATAACCATGATGTTCTTGATCCAGGCCACAGTCACGGCGCTATTGACCGTGGGCATGTTCACGGATTGCAATTGGACAGCCACAGCCACGGGGCAACGGAAAGCGAACACACGCACACAATTACCGATCCTGGACACTTTCACAGTTCTGGCGAAGAAGTTTCAGCGGTAAATGTTGCGGCGGGGTCTGATTTTCTGAGTGCAATTGATGGCAGCACGACAACAGAAACGACAGGTATTACCATTGACCCGGCCTCTACCGGCCTTGAGGTTGATGAAGCGGAAGTTACTGGACAGGTTTTGAAATCGCGCGCCGATATTCGCGTTGGTGTGTCACGAGCTGGCATCGAAACAATGGACGCTGGCAAAGGTCAGCCGTTCAGCATTATTCCGCCTGTTTTTGGCGTTAATTGGATGGTGAAAATATAATGGGAACAAATGCAATTTTATATGCGGCGGTAATGCCTGACACGTCAACGACGCTAATCACTAGCCCTGCGTCAACTACAACAAAAATCACTTATGCCGAAGCGTGCAATACAACGGCAAACCTTGCGACGGTTAGTTTCTTTTATGGGTCGCTGCAAATTGTTAAGGAAATGGTGATTCCGCCAGGGGAGACTGTATCGGTTTTGCCGATTTTGGGGATGGTATTAGCCGCGCCGAAGCATTGCCGTTTTTTGCGCATCCAAGCCAGTGCAAAGGTTTTGAGGCGGATCAAATACCTGCCGATGATGTTGCTGAGTATTGGGTTAGCGGACCGCTTTGCGTGGTTTTTGTGTTTGGACTTTGGCCGCGCGTTTGGAATGCACACATCGCGGCAAAGCCGGAGGGATGGGGCAACCTTGTCCCGCACGGCAAATCTGTTTTGGCCGAGTTTTGGAAACAAAGAAATCCAAGCCTAATCACGGGCTGGACAGATCAAAAGAACCGCGCGGCGTTGGCTTTCGCCCGCCGCGTTGGGTTTGAAACACACGGCGAAATGCCGACGCCTGACGGGGCGGTAATTTTGCAGCATTGGAGGCCATCATGGGCGTAGGTGCAATTCTTGGCGGCGCTTCAATTGTCGGGTCGCTCTTTCAAAGTCGCGCAGCAGGCAAGGCTGCAGACGCGCAAGCGGACGCGGCAAGACAAGCGAACGAAACCGAGCGTTACATCTTTGATCGCTCGGTTGAACTGACCGAACCGCAGCGCGTTATGGGGCAGAACGCCCTTGCGGCGCTGGGTTACGAAGCAGGCATTGCGCCATTGCCTACTTTCGGCGGCACGCAAACAGGCAATCAACCCGGCAACGCGATGACCATCGAAGAAATACCCGGCGAGCGGGTGATGAATTGGAACAACGGCAACGGCATCACCTACAGCGACGGGCCGATGACCTACCGCGTAGGCGATCAGACGTTCGGAAGCCAGCAAGAGGCGCAGGCTTACATCGACGGGCAGCCATCGGTGGGTGGAACAACGGGCGGGTTTGAATATACGCCGATCCAATTCCCCGACGATCCGAATTATTCGCTTGAGGCGTTCGAGGCATCCCCCGGTTATCAATTTCGCCTTGACGAAGGCATGAAGGCAATCGAGCGGGCTGCAAGCGCACGCGGCTTGCGGTTGTCAGGTTCGGCGCTGAAAGACGCAGCGCGGTTTAACCAAGGCACGGCAGCGGACGAGTTCGGCGCGTTTTACGGGCGCACGATGAACGACTACAATCGCCAATACGGCGAAGCGATGGACAGCCGAAACCTACTGGCAAGTCTTGCGGGCATGGGGCAGCAGGCCACGCAATCGCAGATTGGCGCGGGCAACCAATATGCAGCGGGAACGAGCGCGAACACTGCTAGAATGGGCAACGCACTGGCGCAAGGCTACCAAGGGCAGGCAAGCGCCATCACGGGCGGCATCAACAATCTTTCCAACATCTACGGCATGGGCATGTCTGGCTATCTCGGACAAACCCCAGGCTTGGGCATCAAGCCGCTTGCAAACCCGTTCGGAGGCTAAGACATGGCACAACTAAACGTAGGCGGCAATTTTCTGGCGGGCTTGTCCGGTGGTTTAGAGGCGGGACAAAACATTCGGCAGATGCAGGACCAGAACGCTTTGCGCAGTATCCTTGAGGAAAGCGGCGGCAATCTGATGGACCCGAACGTAATGGCGCAGGTTACGGCGCTTAATCCGACTATGGGTATGCAGTTGCAGAACCAAGCCTATCAGCGCGAGCAAGATCAATTTCAACGAACGCGCCAACAGGCGGCGGACGCGCGGGCGGAAAAGTTGTTTGAAATCCAGTTGGCGGAGTATGCGGCGGGACTGTCCGAACAAGAGCGGGCGCGTGAGGCGCGGTTAATTGAGCAAGGTTTGATGCAGGCGACACAGCTTTATCGAGCGGGCGACCTGCAAGGGCTGAATATGATGCTTGCGGAGGTTGGTGAACAACCAATTTCCAGCTTAGATCAGTTTGAGCCTATCGCGGCCAAATACAAGACCGTATGGGATACGCTACAGCGGACGGCACCCGCATCGCCTGAATTTGGCTTCAGCAACGGCCAATTCTACGACAAGAACAACCCGGCAGCGGGCGCGCAGGATATTCCAAACTTCCGAGAAAAAAATGACGGCCTTTCGATTACCTTGCCAGATGGTACGATTGTTGCGCAAGGAAACCAGCCAGTATCGGTTGGCAAGACCAAGCCGGGATTTGAGCAAGTTCTTGACCCTGCGACTGGCCGCCTTGTTGAGCGCGCTATCCCTGGTGGGCCGGAGGACACGACAACGCAGGACATTGCGCGGCGCGGGGCGCAGGAAACCATTGGCGACGTTGTTTTAAATGCGGCAATCCGAGCCAAAGAAGCCAATTCTGATCGCTTGCTGACAGGATTGGCGGGTCAAGTTGCGTCTGTGAATCCGGCAAACGAAAATGCCGAATTGAACCGTCAAATTGAGGTATTGCGGTCAAATGCGACAATTGAAAGCCTCAATGCCATGCGCCAACAAAGCCCAACAGGCGGCGCGCTTGGCAACGTGACGGAAGGTGAAGGCAGGATGCTTGCGGCGCGGGCCGGTGCGCTTGACCCAGCATCGCCAAACTTTGAACGTGATCTAGCAGACTACACCCGCGCACTTCTGCGCACGATCCACGGGCCGGATGAGGGAGACAGGTTGTTTGACTTGGCATGGCAGGACCAGCGGCTTCCAACCCGTGAAGAACGGCGATCTAGACCAGACCAACGCGGCGAAGATATTGGGGGCGGCACTACAGGCGGCATTCCAGTCATTGATAGCGACGCCGCATATGATGAACTGTTGCCGGGTCAGGTGTTCCGCGACCCTGACGGCAAACTTCGCAGAAAGCCCGCACAATGAGTTGGCGAGATGCACCGCTCGTAAGCAGCGGCAATGAAAAGTGGCGCTCGGCAGAACTGGTCGAGGAAACAGCTGCCGACCGCATCGCAGCGGCACGGGCTGGCACGCTGGAAGCATCGCCCGAAAGCCTTGCGGCGGCGTCCGAGGCTGACCAGCGTGCCCAGGACCAGATGACCATTGCAGGCGCGGGTGGCACTATTCCGGCGCTGGCAACCAAGGCGGCGCAGGGCTTGCCGTTCGTTGGTGAATGGATTGACGAAGGGTTCAACGCGATTGATCCGGGGCGCGGTGATCGGTTGCGCGAAATCCAAGAGGCGACCGGGCGCGAGTTTCCCAAGTCATCGCTTGCGGCGCAGATCGGCGGCGGCGTTGTCGGGTCAATCCCGTTGGCTGTTGGTGCCGTGGGGGCCGTAGGGCGGGCAGCTACAACGGCAGGCAAGGTTCTGGGCGGCACTAGCCTAGGGATTGTTGCTGGTGGCACTGAGGGCGCGCTACAGGGCGCAGGTGCGGCCAACGAAGGCAACCGGGGCCGAGGTGCAGCGACGGGCGCTGCTATCGGGGC